TCATTTGGTATGGCATCAAAGTCTGTGTATGTGACTAATTTACCTTTGTCCTTTATAACAAATTCGTGCATACTAATATTTATGTAAGATTATTTGCGAACTAGGTCTGCCATACCAGCGGGTGCTTGTACAATATTACTTGTCTGCTTGGTATATGCGTCTGCAAATTCTGAACGTGTCTTGTGTATTAAAGTAATCGCTCGATGTTTAATACTATATGATTTACTCATATCAGCAGTAAACAAAAACTGTTGTAAACCAATCCCTTTTTCACTAGCAACTAGTGTAAGTGGTTTGTTTACTTTAATAGTCTTTTCGTCATCTGCTTCAAACTTACCTACAAGTTCTTCACCTGATGCAAGTTTAATTGTAATAACATCTCCTACTTTGTATGCTGGTTCAATTAACATAATTTCTCCTAATGGTTGTGGTTCATTCCTGTATTTTCCATAACCTCAACTAATTGTTCATACCCTCCTACATACTTACCGTGTAGTATAATCTGCGGAGCAGTTCTTGGCATGGGCAATCCGTTTACTTCAAACTCTTTCATAAGAGTTTCTACTTGGATATCCTTTCCAATTACACTTTCAGTATAAGGAATCTTCTTGTTATCTAATAACATCTTTGCTTTTACACAAGAAGGACAATTAGGTTTAGAATACACAACGGTAGTACTAGGTGTAGCTTGTTTAGTTTCCATTATAGTTTAAATCCTTTTAGTGAGTCAGTACTGACATCTTGTTTAATACCACCAACAATATAACTTTCAACTTCTGTTTCTTGTGGTGCTACTTGTAATCCTGAAGAACTCAACCAATGCTGTGTCCATGGTAGAGGATTCTGTGTTGATGGTGTATCAAATATAGGTTTGTATCCTAATGCTTTTAATCTTTTGTTAGCAATAAACTCTACGTAATTGCCTAATAGTTTTTCATTAAGACCAATAATTGATCCGTCTTTCATTAAATGATGTGCCCACGCCTTTTCTTCTTCAACGCAAGTTTTCCACATTTCATATACTTCAGCTTCACACTCTTTTGCAATTGACTGAAACTCTTTATCGTCTTCACCACGCATCCAATTCTTAATTACGTGCATACTTAAAGCAAGGTGTTGACTTTCATCTCTAGCTATTAAACTAACAATCTTTGCAGAACCTTCCATAAGTTTTAGTTCACCAAATGCAAAGGTACAAGCAAAAGAAACATAAAAACGTAATCCTTCTAAGATGTTTACGTTCATCATTGCTAAGAACATCTTCTTCTTAACATCTCTCATTGTGCCTTTCTTTAAGTGTATAAACTTATCAGCGGCTTCTGTGAACGCATCATAGTTTTTAGTAACACTAATTGCTCGTTCAATAATTTTATCATCGTCTAGGATAGTATCTAATACTTCACTAGGGTCAGCATATACGTTCTTCATAATGTGTGTATAAGAACGACTGTGTATAGTTTCAAAGAAATCCCAAGTAACAATGCAACCTTCTAGTTCAGGTATACTTACGTGTGGTAAGAAAGCTAAACATGGTCCTCTACCTTGTACACTATCTAATAGTGTTTGGTATTTTAGATTTGCCGTGAAGATGTGCTTTTGCTCAGGACGAAAATTTGCATAATCGCTTCTATCCTTTTGTAATGAAACCTCTTCAGGTCTCCAAAAGTAACCTAGCATTGTTTGATTTAATTTATCAAATACTGGAAATTTGAATACATCATACCTTTGTGTATTCTGATCGGGTCCAAAGAACATGGTGCTCTTTGTAAAGTCTACTTTTTCTCTGTTAAATACTGTTTTTGCCACTTATTGTTCCTTCCTATATAGCACAACTGTCACATACTTCTTCTTCATCTTCTAGTGGTTTGCCATCTGGAAGTCCAACTTGTGGTTCAAAAGAATTTGTAGTCTCCGTTTTAATTTCCTCCTCATTTGGATCAGATTTGAAATCGTAAGTGTTTTGATAGTAAGATGTTTTCCAACCGTATTTGTAAGTTGTCAACATATCTTGTAACATAACACTCATTGGAACTTCATTGTTCTCAAAGTGAGTTGGGTTATATGACCAATTACCACTAATGGCTTGATCAAAGAACTTCTGCATTACTGCTACGATATTTATGTAGCCTTCGTTACTAGGCATATCCCATAATAGGGTATAGTGATTTTTTAAAGTCGTATACTGCGGAACAATCTGCTTAAGAGGCCCTTTTTTGCTCTTTTTAACGGACAAGAATCCTCTAGGAGGTTCGATGCCGTTTGTTGCGTTCGACACAATGGAACTGCTCTCCGAAGGCATTTGTGCGGACAATGTGCTGTGCCTAAGACCGTGGTCCTTAATGTCATTGCGAAGAGAATCCCAGTCATACTTTAATGTTATCGAACATACTTCGTCCAATTCCTTTTTATATGTGTCAATCGGCATAATGCCATCACTATATTTAGTGCGATCAAAGTACTCACATTTTCCTTTTTCTTTTGCTAACTCGTTACTTGCTACTAACAAATAGTATTGAAATGCTTCAGATAGTTCGTGTACTTTAGTAAGTGCTTTCTTATCTGAATACTTACAACCTTGTTTTGCTAGATAATGTGCAAGTCCTATGTATCCAACACCTAATGAGCGTCTAGCTTTAGTACTAACCTCTGCGGCTTTCACTGGATACTTCTGATAATCAATAACTTCGTCTAAAGCTCTTACTGCCAAACCACATAAGTCTTGTAACTCATCTAAGTCTTTTAGTGTTCCAACATTAATAGCAGAAAGAATACATAATGCAATCTCTCCTTCTGGATCATCAATGTGTTGTAAAGGTTTAGTAGGAAGTGTAATCTCTTGACATAAGTTACTCATATATACTGTGTCTTTAAATGAACTGTGTGTATTAGAATGATCAACGTTCATTATATAGATACGTCCTGTTTCAGCTCTCTCCTTGATTAGAGCAGAAAACAATTCCATAGCTTTAATCTTACGTTTCCTCAAAGAAGTTTTACGTTCATATTTTACATATAATTCTTCAAACAACTTTTGGTCGGCATAAAAAGCCTCATATAAATCTGGTACATCGTGTGGTGAGAAAAGAGTTATGTCGGCGTCTTGTAAGAGCCTTTCGTACATTAATTTATTCAGTTGAATTGAATAATCTAATCTACGTACTCTGTTATCCTCTGTACCTTTATTATTTTTTAGTACAAGGATATCATCTATCTCATAATGCCATAAAGGGAAGTGAGTAGTTGCATTACCGCCACGTACTCCATTCTGTGTACAACATCTTACAGTTGACTCGAACTTTTTTAGAAACGGAATCAGGCCTGTGTGTGCTACTTCACCACCTCGTATTTTAGAGTTGATAGCTCTAATGCGTCCTGCATTAATTCCTATGCCTGCTCTTTGTGCCGTATATCTTCCAATCGCCATATCACTGCTAAAAATAGAATCAAGGGTGTCATCAGTATCAACAAGGACACACGAAGCAAACTGCCTAAGAGGAGTGCGGACACCGGCCATGATTGGCGTTGGGATATTGATTTTAAAAAGGGAGGTCGCATCATAATATCTCCTTACGTAACTCATACGTGTTTCTTTTGGATAGTCAGCAAATAATGTCGCCGCTATCATCATATACATAACTTGTGGTGACTCGTATATTTCTCCTGTACTTCTGTCTTGTACAAGATACTTGTCAACAATTTGTCTTAGCCCTGCGTAGGTAAAGTTTTCATCTCTGTTATGTTTAATATATTTGTTTAATTGTTTTAATTCTGTTTCAGTATATTTTTCTTTAATGGAGTTGTCGTAAACGCCTCCTGCTATATTTCTATCTATAATTTTTAATAATGAAATCGCACTATACTGACCAAACGTTTCCTTATAGATAGGATATAATAATAATCTTGCCGCGGCGTATTGATAATTGGGGTTTTCCAACGTAATCAAATCATTCGCTGACTTAATAAGTATCTCTTGTATTTCTTCTGTAGACATTCCATCATAAAATTGAATATTAGCCGTCATTTCAATTTGTGAGGCACTTGTTCCTGTTAGCCCTTCGGTGGCTTCTTCAACAACAAAATGAATTTTATTAATGTCTAGGGGTTCTACCGAACCATCGCGTTTTTTGATTTGTATACCAACGCCATTTGACATTCTACGTGCTCCTAGTTTAAAATTTAATTCCTAATTGATAATGTATTTATTGTAGCCAGGGCATCTTATAAATGCGTTGTGAAACAAAGTTTGTGGGTAATTCAGTCTTTTGAACAACCTCATTATATTTGTAGCACAAAATATTATTTTCGATACAAACAGGATAACAATACTCCTCATTATCGTGGTCTCTAACAATATGTATCTCGATGTTGCTTCGAGAAAACCTATTAGTTAATAATAAAGTGTAACATACTCCGAGGCTATTTGTCAAGTCGCAAATGCTGTTTTGAGCAAGTAGTTCCCAAGGAGTAGGCCAAGTAGCTTGGTCCCATGGGTCAACACCTAATTTCGATCGGGGTAATTTGTTATAGTAGTCCACAACATCTTGTAATGGGTTGAGACTTACCTCTAGTTGTTCTCTAAATTTAGTCCAGTTAACGAGTTTAAGCTCGTAATTGTCATTTGGCATATTAAGTTTTGTATCTTACTTTGAATAATATATCGCCTGTGTCACTTGTAGTCGTGTTCTTCATTGATATAACTACTGTGTCTCTTGCTCCATTGGAGTCTTCGTCTGTTAATTCACAACTGAATGTTAAATTTAATTCGTAAGTTGATGCACCTGAGTATGTAAAGTCATCTGTAATCTTTGTTGTATTGTCTGCAAGGTTACATACAATATCTAGTGTACCTTCTCTAACTGCATTAACTAATGAACTTTTGTAAATGTAGTCAACTACAACACCTCTAGTAGAGTAACCTGGTACTCTAAGAATTCTTGTTGCAGTATTTTGTTGTGTTACAGGAAATCTGTAACTAAATTCGTTATCAAATACGCCTGGTCCTTCTACTTCTGGAACATAAGCATATCCTGACATAAAGTTTTGATCATAACTTAAACTAGATGTTCTGTCAAACCAGTCAGCAGTAGATGAGTTAGAAAGAGCAGTACCATCTGTAAATTTAATAATACTGTAAGTAGCATTACCTTCGTTACCACCATTGTTTCCAACACCTATATATCTATTATTGTGTGAAGTATTAAAGTTTCCTTTATGTACCCAAAGAGCTTGTCTATCTATGTCGTGGAATTCACTCGTTGTAACTACGTTACGTTGCGGTCCAGTCGCCATTCCTGTTTGACCTATGTTTGTAGACTCACCCCAAGCAATTCCGTATCTTAACGTATCGAACTCACACTTGTCAAAAACGTTTTCTACTACATCGTAATCTGAACGTACTCCGTAACCATTGCTTTTAAATTTAATATCTTTAAATGTATTTCTATTACAAGAAACAGCAGTTGACAAACTAACCATTTTAATACCAATTTGGTTTGCTCCTGGTACTCCGCCAGTTGCCCAAGTTCCTTGTATTTCTAAATCTTCAAATGTACTTTCTTTACATGAAGTTAGTAATATACCTGTGTTTGTAGTATTTTGTACTAAAGTCATACCCTTTAACAAAATCTTTTGTGCTTGAGTTAACGTTGTACTTGAACTGTCTTGTGCATAACTTCCTGGTGTTGATCCTGAGTTAACAGTTTCAAATATAGGAACGTTGCCACCTTGTGTAATTTTTACTTTATCTTTTCCTGCACCAACTAATGTTGCGTAAGGTGGAAGTTTCAAACTTGCACTTAATAAGTATTCACCTGCTGGTATAGTTAATGTTACTCTACTTGCAGTTGAACCTTTAGTTGCAGTATTAAGATATAATTGATCAATAGCTCTTTGTAATACTACTGTTTGATCTGATCCATCACCTGTAGCACCATAAGATTTAACACTTACTTCTTCGTCTAAACGTTCTTGTAGTGTTCTTGTAACAGGCAACATAGCAGTTGAGCCTGTTTGCATTGTAGTAATTTCTTTTTGATATGTATATTGATCTGCGAAGCTGAATAAGTTATCATGCTGAGTTAGTACTTTTGTATTACCAACTGCTGGAGATCCTTCTGAAACAGATCCGTTACCTATGTAAAGTTCTCTAGTATCAACTGCCCAACCAAACTCACCACCTGCTAATTGTGGTACGCCTGATCCAACGTTCTTTTGACCTCTACGTACTTGTATTCTTGAAATTTGTACTATCGCCACTTACTTGCTCCTTATACATTGTATTTATGCGAAACGGTCATAGTACATATACACACGATCCCACCATTTTGACTCCCAA